TGGCAAGAGGTAGCTGATAATATGGGCGGTGGCAATACCGAGGAAGGTTTGAGAAAATATTTCAATAGATTTTTTGAAAAATAAATAAGTTGTCACGATATGTCCGTTAAAACTATGATAATGTTTAAGGTGAGAAAAGATTAGTTAATCATAAGAGAACCCCCAGAACTAGCAAGGTGCTTAAATGTGCCTTGCTTTTTTATTGCGATTGGAGAAGGCAAATGAAGAAAGATTTGATATGCCCGTTGTGTAAAGACGCAATCGCAGTATTTAGCGAAAGGGCAACAATGAGTATTGAGAAGGTTTGTAAGAAATGCAAGGTATTAGTGATTTACGAACCGACATTGAATAAGACACGAACAGATAGAGTTCCAGAGAGAACAAGTAGCTGTGCTATGAGATTTTATTAGTGAGGTATGGTATGCAAATAGGCAGAATTGAGATATTTACAGATGTTGAAAAAATCAACGAACAGAATATAGTTGCGGTTTTGCGTGACGCTATGACATATCACAGACAGAACGCTGATAGAATGGACGAGCTTATCAAGTACGAAGCTGGTTATCAGAATAAGACAAGAGAAAAGACTTACCGTTCAGACATTGATAATTGGTGCGTAGATAACATAGCAAACGAGATTACAGAGTTTAAGTGCGGTTTTGTTTGGGGAAACCCTATAACACTTGTTCAGCGTGGTACTGCTGATAGTGGCAATGAGAAAGAAGCAGAAGCTATTGCGTTATTAAACGAGTGCTTTGAGGCAGACAATATAAAAGCCAAGACACAGAAGATTGGTTATTTTACAGAGATTACAGGTATTTGTAACGAGTACATTGACATAAACACAGATTATCAAGACGGTGATAGTTATTTCACAACAACCGTACTTGACCCTAGAAGCTCTTTTGTAATTAAGTCAAGCAGATACATTGACCGTAGACCTATGATGGGTGTTACTTACATAACAGACAAGACGGGTATCAATCACTACACTTGTGTTACTAAAGATTTGATTTTCACACTTACAGAAGATGTGATAAACGCTATTGAGATAAATCCGTTTGGCATTATCAATATTATCGAGTGGAAACGAAGCGTAGACCGTATGGGTTGCTTTGAAAGACAGATTGATGAAATGAATAACTTAAATCTTCTCGTTAGTGATTTTACAAACGATGTAGACCAGAATACACAATGTATTTTCTTTGGTGTAGATATTGAGTTTTCAGAGGACGAAGATGGTAATATTTCAAAACCATCAAGCGGAGATTGGTTATTAGCAAAGAGTAACGAATCTGGTAAGCCAAGTTTAAATCCTTTATCAGTACCATACGATTACAACGGTATGTTAAGCAATATTGTTACACGAAGAAGTTTGATATTGCAGAAATGTAATGTACCACAGAGAAACGATAATAGCGGTGGTAGTACAGGCGTGGCTATGGCAGACGCAAGTGGTTGGAGTTCAGCAGAAATGAGTGCTTGTAAAGAACAGCCTTTACAGGAAGAAAGCAAGATGAACGAGGTTAAAGTTGCTTTAGCAGTTATTAAGGCAAGTTTAGATGTACCAGACGATAGCCCATTACTGAAATTAAGACATTGTGATATACAGCCAAACATCAAGAGACAGAAAACATACGAACTTACAACAAAGGCTAATGCTTATGCGACATTCGTTAAACACGGTGTTAATCAGTTGGATTCACTTAAACTTATCAATGCTTTTGATGACCCACAGCAAGTATGCCAAGACAGTAAGGAAGAATGGAAGGCGTTTATTGATAGCACATTTAGTAAAAGCGAAAGCAATGACAGAACAATGCAAGATTTAAGCGACCAAGAAAGTAATTCAAACCTTATCGGTGGAATGAAAACAGGCGGTGATAAATAGTGGTTCAAAACTTTGATGAATTAAACAGAGCGTTACCGTATGAAACTTATTTCGGTGAAATGGAAATAACACAACTACAGAAAGATATAAGAATCACGCTTGCTAACAAATTAGAGAGCGTGGTTTTCTTTATGTATGATTTAATCGCAGTTTACATTGATGCGGAATTTATAGATATGCAAGTAATTACGCAGAAGGTAGTTGCGGAATATATTAAGGCAATTCAAGAGTATGTAGTTATTGATGATTACATAACAAGTTATGTTGATAATGTGGTTACTGAAATAGTAGATACCACAATACAGCATATTACAGAAGCCTATTATACATCTATTGACAGGGCAAAAGTTATCGCTGAAAACGAAGCAAATTCCCTTATGAACTATGAGGAAATGGAAGAAGCAAGGATAAGCGGTAAAACTAAAAAGACTTGGAAAACACTAAAAGATAAAAGGGTAAGACATACACACGAAGAAGTAGACGAGGAAACGCTATCAATCGACAGACCCTTTATCGTGGGAACAAGTTTGATGATGTTCCCGAGGGACAAAAGTTTATATGCAAGCGACAAAGAGATTATAAATTGTCGCTGTTCAATCAAATATTCATAACAACAAAGTCACTTACTACGGTAGGTGGCTTTTTTATATATGCACCAGAGAAGGCGCATTACAAATTTCGCAAAGAACAAACAGTTAGTCAAGAGAATGACTTTAAACACGCAGGAGGTAATTAACTATGGCAGAAGTAAACGAGCAGACAACAAATGAGGTTGTCGAGAATGAAACAACAGTAGATCAGGCACAGGTTGAGGACAAAAAGCCAGAAAAGACAGCAGAAGAACAATTAGCTGATGTGAGACTTGAAATGGCAAAACTCAAAAAAGCAACAGACAAGGCAACAAGTGAAGCAAGCGAATATAAGCGCAAATTAAGAGAAAAAATGTCTGATGAAGAAATCAATAAACAGACACAGGCAGAGAATGAAAAGCGTTTAGCAATTTATGAAGCAATGGATAGATATTCAACACTTTATCCATCTATGGATTCAGCAACAGCAAAGAAATTAGCAGAGCTTGATGCGGAAGGTGACAAGGTAGGAACTGCGGAAGTAATGAATCAGTTTATTGATGCTTTGGTTAAGCAGAGAACAGCAGACGCTTTACTTGGTAGACAGAAGGTAAACGCAAGTACAGGCGCAGTTAATCAAATGACTAAAGAACAGTTTGAAAAATTAGATTTAGTCGAAAAGACAAAACTTCGTAGAGAAAATCTTGCGGAATATGACCGCTTGAAACAATAAAAGAAAGAGAGGACATTTTTAAAATGGCAGATACTAAATTAGCAAATTTAATTGATCCAGAAGTTATTGCAGACTTCGTAGAGCAGAAACTCATTGATGCAATCAAGTTCGCACCTTTAGCAACAGTAAGAGGAGACCTTACAGGTAAGGCTGGTGATAAGGTTACACTTCCAAAGTGGGCTTACATCGGTGATAGTGGTGTAGTTAATGAGGCAGAGGAAATTCCTGTTTCAGCACTTGGACAGACTTCAGAAGAAGTTAAGATTTTGAAGCTTGGCAAGGGAGTTTCATTTACAGATGAGGCAATTTTATCTGGATTAGCAGGTGGTACACTTGCAAACGAAGCAGTAGACCAGATTGTTAAGTCAATCGCTTCAACAGTAGATAATATGCTTATCGCTGAAATGTCAAGCAACGTAACAAAGACAGTTGCTTTTGATACTTCAAAGGACGTTGTAGAGAACATCGCAAAGGCACTTGAGGAATTTGGAGAGGATATGGACGGACAGAAGGTTCTTATCGTTCCACCATCAATGTATACAAAGTTAGTTGGTGCAAAGGGTTGGATTCCAAACACAGAAATGGGTGCTGATATTCTTATTAAGGGTACAGTAGGACAGATTATGGGTTGTGACATTGTTGTATCTAACAGACTTGCTACTGCACAGACACAGTACGTTAAGACTACTGATAAGACAGTTAAGAGTGGTAAGAAGTATTACACAATGACAGCAGGTGTTGCTTCAGAGGTTGCTTCACCATCTGGAAACCCAGACGCACTTGGTTACTTTGAGCAGGTTAAGAGTTCAGCAAAGGATTGCTTCATCGTTAAGCCAAACGCACTTGCTATCTACTCAAAGAGAGACACTATGGTTGAGTTTGACAGAGATAAGTCAACACAGATTGAGTATGTTTACGGTACAAAGTTATTTGCACCATATGTTTACGATACTTCAAAGATTGTAAAGATTACAGTAGCTTAATTATAGCGAGGTAAAAAGCCTATGAGTATGTATTATTACAAGCGTAGGCATAAAGAGGAACAGGGTGGTAGCGATAATGTTACCACTCTTGCTTCTTTACAGCCTATAACAGAAGATGAAGCGGTTGTTGAAAATGAACAGCCAAAGAAAAAGACTATTAAGATTAAAAAATAATAGAGGTGTGAGTAATGGTAGATTTCGATGATTTAAAGGACAGACTTTTCGATGATTTGTCAGCCGATTTAGAAGATGATGATAACTACTCTGAAAACTCACTAAAAGCAAAAATCAAATTCAACATTATCGAAGCATATGAGGATAGATGTTACCCAGATACTTACACAGACGAAGCAATACTCAAGGATATGAACGAGAGATTGTATTCAAAGATAGTGGGAAGAACATTATTTGATTATAACCAGATAGGTAATGAATTTGAAACAACGCACACAGAAAACAATATTACAAGAATATATAACTATACTAAAAAGAGATTATTCCCTATAAATTCAATTTGTAGAGTGATTTAGTCGAATGTGCGTAGCATTTAGATTGATAGGTTTATCGGTTTTTATGTTACAGGGTAGTCCGTTTTTTGTGGTGGTGGGTTTCGGACTTTAACTAAAGAAAAGAGGTAGCCTATGAGTATTGATATTCCTATTTTAATTTCAATAATATCGGTTACTATCGCTGTTAGTTCGTTCTTTTTGAATAATAGACGAGCAGACACAAAAGACATTGAAACAAGAGTAGCACACGATACTAAAGTCGATATGAAGTTAGACGCTATTTCAAATACAGTAAATGATATTAAGTATGATGTTACATCTTTACGAAAGTATCAACACGAAATGGCAGAACGAATTACGGTTATAGAGAAATCCGTTGAAAAGTGTCATTTAAGAGTAGACGCTTTAGACGAGAAAGTAGAGGGGATAAAGGCATAATGAAAAGTTGGTTTAAATGCGCAGGAATTAGAGCAATTAAAACTATATGTCAGACAGCTATTGCAACAATAGGAACTAGCGTTGTAATGAGTGATGTTGATTGGGTTTCAGTATTTAGTGCTTCTATCCTTGCAGGTTTGTTATCAATTCTTACATCATTAGCAGGTTTGCCAGAGGTGGAGGTATGCGAAGATGGCGAGAGTATCGAGGAAGAATAGACAGAAAATGTATTATGCGAATTATGTAAGTAGCGCACCTATTTACAAGTATGATACAGATGGAAATATCGAATATCTAACAATAGATGGTGAACAAGTACCTATTACGGTAGGAGAGAAAGAACCTTACTATAGTTTGCCTGTTAAATTTAATGCGAATATAAGCGGAAAACTTAACGATGCAATTATTAGAGCGTTTGGAGCAGATAAAAGCGATAACCACGCACAGATAATAGCACCTAAAGATGTATTACCGTTTGCCATAGGAACACGCATATGGCTTCGTAGCGAAGTTAAATACATAGATGAGGGTAAAACTATGGTTGATGGCGCAAGTGCCGATTATGAGGTTCGTGGAGTGTTACACGAGGGGTTGTTAGAGGATATGTTTTACTTAACCGTTCTTAATGACGAGGGTGGTGTTAGTAATGCGAATTGATTTAGCTTTAGACGAGAAATCAGTATCTAAAGCAATTAAAAAAATACAAGAATATCAAAAAGACTTAATCAGAAAAAACAAGTTATTTGCTGAAAAATTAAGTGATATTGGTATTAAAGTAGCACAGGACAGAGCAAGTCAAAGTTCAGCGTTTAATAGATATGTAACCTTTACTAAAGAAATCAAGGACGAAAACGGTAAAATTGAAACTCTTATCATTGGTAAGGGTGAAACAACAATTAGCAGATGGAAGTCTACTGATGGAATTAGAGAAGTAGAGGTATCACCATTACTATTTCTTGAATTTGGTGCTGGTAATCTAGCCGAGAATCCACTAGGTATAGATGTTGTAGGACAAGGAACATTAAACACTTACGGACACGCTTATGACGAAAATGGTTGGTACTTTAAAACACTTGAAGGCAAATGGGTACATTCTTACGGATATGCCCCACATCAACCTATGTATGGTGCTTTACAAGAAATGATAGAACAAGTTGAAACAGTAGCAAGAGAGGTATTTAGAAATGGCTAGTGATAATC